AATAAAGTTATCAATAGGATTTGTTCTATTTTTAACATATTAAAACCTGTAAAATTTAAACCCGTCGAAATCGACGGGTTTATTGTACAGTGACAAACTATTCTTCAATTATAAATATTCCGATTCTCCATCACCCATACCTGTTCGTTTCTTAATTGCTTTTATCAAAACATTTAAACAATCTTGAGGATGATCATTGAGTTCTTTGTCAGTAAATCTAACTATAATCCAGCCATTTGCTGCTAATTCAGAATCTCTACGTTTGTCTTTTGCAATTTTGTCAGGATTGTTGTGCCAAATTTCTCCATCAGCTTCTATTCCAATTTTTAAGTTTGGAATTGCAGCATCTAATTGATAATCCATTGTAGGTCCAGCAGAATACTGAGCATATAAAGGATATGGCATGTTTAAAGACATAGTCAAACCATATAATTTCTTTTCCAAACTAGTAAACATTTTTGGTTGTTGTGTTACATCAATTTTCTTTTTTGCATATTTCTTGATAGATTCATTTTCATTACTTGCAAATTGATAGATTTCTTCAAGAGCATAATTATTTAATGGATGAGAATTGTCTCCACCACATAAAGGCAATTGTAAAGAACCAAATAATCCATCATATTCACTAGGCAATGGACCAAGTGAGCCTCTACCCGTAACTGGAGTTAATGACATCAAGAAGCCTTCATGTGCTGCAGATTTGATTCTTTTACTTGCTGTTCTTACACCAGAATTTTTAGCATTAATTCTTTCGTCATATATTTCATTAATAACTGAACTAGCTAATTTATAATTTTTAGTCATTACAGAAGCAGTAGGAGCAGGAGGCGCTCCACCAGGAGCTGGAGCTGCAGGAGGTGCTCCGGCAGGAGCTCCACCACCACCAACAGCCAAGTCAGCAGGAGGAGGAGTGCCCATACCTCCAGAGGCATCAGGTGATCCTCCAAAACCTTGACCAGAGACATTTCCGCTTTGAAAACTTAATGAAACATTAGGTGTTCCAAAATTTTGGTCATTCATAAAGTTTGCGCCTTGCTCAAACCTTAGTCTTTCAATTTCTTGATCAGAATCTAAACCAAAAGCTTCTATCAATGACACATTTGAAATAACACCATTTTGGTTAGCAGTGACAAGCATTTGTAATTTGCCAGTGTCATCACGTAATTGAAGATCATCAAATTTGATTTTAGGATAGACTAATTCGTCTTGTCCTCTTTCACCCTCAATTACAAATCCATTCCATTTTGCAACCGGCATGAAAACATTTTGCTCAATCCAGTGTGCAACTTCTCTTCTAAATGTCTCTAGTCTTTGAGCCATAGCAAGAAGACCAACTTGAGCATTTCCGTAAGTTGGACCCTCACCATTTAAGAGAGCTTTATTGAGCATAACACCATCTAAGATTTCTTGTTCAATTAATTCAAATTCACCAGTAAGAGGATGAATTTTGCCTGTAGCTCCATACCATTCAAGATCAAAATTGTGGTGAGTTACAAGAGTCAAGTTTGGATCATTAGCAATAGAGGCTAATTCATCTTGGACATTGTCAATATCTTCTTGTGAAGCCGGTCTTGTATCACTGCCAATCTTTACAACCTTGATTGGAAGAATAAGACGTTCAGCAATCATGTATTGTGCCTGACGTAATTTATCTTTGTAGGTCAAAATTGGAAATAATGGTCTGATCATAGAAATTCCATAATCTTCCCAAGGGTTTGACCCATATTTAAAATGATGAATAGAAATAGGATTGAGCTTGATTGGATTTCCTTGAATAATCATTTTCTTGATATTGTCAGGAATAGAATCATAAATTTCTTTAGGATTTCTTTCATTTACAATTCTAATTTCTTCTGCAGATGGTCTGTAAGCATAACTACCAGGTTGATCAATCATGCCTGGAGTTTTAATTACAGAGTCAGGATTCAATATAGAAATTGATTTCCAAGTTGCTCCATCATGTTCACACTCTTGATTTTTGTCATCATCCCAATTAGAGCCATGACAATGTGGACAGTCAAGAGAAAGCAAAACAAAAGAGTCACCTAGTAAGTGATATGTTTTGGAAATTTCTGGCAACCATTTTTGAAAATTAAGTGATTCAACTAACTTTTCAAAATAATCTTTGACATAAGAAGAAGAACATTCTAATTTCCAACCAGAGAAAGGATAGTTGGTGTAGAAATTTATGGCTGCAGCAATTTTAGGTTCGTTATTTCTCCACCAGTTTGCCCAAAGATAAACTTCACGACGAGCATTTGGGATTTGGAAAGATGATGGAGTTAAGAAAGGCGAATAGAAGTTTGGAGATGTGGTTACTGTATTTACGCTGGCAGTTCTTGTGACACTTGGTCCTAAACCTAGACCAATTCTACTACTTGCATAATTTTTGTCTACAGTTGCTGTTGTTGTTGGTGCTCCTGATACTTGTGTTGCTGCTGTTCTGATAGCAGAAGCCAATGATGTTCTATTTGCCATAACATATATTATACCGTTCTAAAAATAAAGAACTTAATACCAAGTTTGATTAGAAGGCTTGTTTCCAAAAAGGATAGGATCTTGTTTGCCTTTAGAAGCTTGGTAATATCCTTCTCCACTTTTAAAATGCTGAAAACCGTTACCTTTTTCTTTTGAAGCCATACTTTGTGGATCTCTATTATTATTTTGTTGTCTAGATCCTTCTAATTGATCTTCAATAGTAGTATTTTCTGGAGCATCGTGATATGGTGAATGTCTACGAGCTTCATTTGCTGCTGATTGTGGTGAAGTAATGAAATTACCAGTATCATCCATATTCATTCTATGAGGACGATCAACCAATAAATCCCATACCTCTTTTTGTTGCTCTTGATTCATTTGGTAGTATTCATCAAGAGATTTGCCCATTTTTTCAAGAATACCGGAAAGTTCGTCATACAGCCCAGCAGGTTTTTTATCGACAATCTTTGCTTTGTCAATTTCAGATTGAGTGGCGCCAGGAGCAAAAGTTTCATCTTGCTCTGTTGGCTGAATTACCCCTCCGCCTATTTGGGCTAAGACTTTTTTATACCACATCGTCGTATTCTTCTCTTTTAGATTCTAAAACATAATCTAAACCAAGTTCTTCAGCAAATTTCTTAAGATCTTCTTCTGAGAATTGATGACCTAAATTGTCATCATCTTCATCATCTAAAAGTGCCTCGATATTTTTGGTTACTTTTGTGTTAGTTCTTCTATCTTTTAATGCTTCTTCTCTTGTGGCATCAAAGTTATTCTTTCTTCTAATATCATCAAGCTTTTGTTCTTGATTCATTTCTTTTTTAGAAGCAGTGATGTTTTTATCTAATTGATGAATAATTGAATCTTTTGGATCATCAAAATTTTTATTCAATTCATCTCTGTAATTGATAGGATCTTCATCATCACCATCTAATTGGTGAGCATAAGAATCTTCCATTTCACCACGATGAGTGTAAAGTTCTTTTGAATCTAATTGATTTTCTCTAACTTCATCTGTTACGGATTCTTTATTGTTCAATCTTCTCAAAAGCATTTCAAGATAATCTGTACCCTTTTGATCTTTTCTTGGCAATTGAGAATCTATAGTTTTATTTGAATCTGTTTGGGCTTGTTTTGGGCGCATAACAGGTTTGTCACCTTGTTGATGACCATATGCAGATTGTTTAGCATCTGACAATTGTTTTTCTCTAGAATCTTCATGGTTTTGCTTTCCACGAACTTTATTTGCGCCTCTGTCTGAATGATCAAATCTAGCTTCGTATCCAATTTCACCTTCTGTAAGTTTTTTGGATCTTTCGCCTTCCTTAAGTTCAAGAGCATTAGCTTCATTGTCAGGATGTCTGTGAACATCCAATCTTGCCATAACTTCTTCATGTGATTGGAAAGCAACCTTAAGCCAATCCTGGTATGCACAAGTTACTTGACCGTTTTTGTCCACTCTTGAATCGATGCAATTTTCACGGCATTTTGAAATTTCCATAGGTACTGGACCATGATGATTGCTGCCATTGAATTTACCTTTAGGACATAGTAAATAAGGCTCATTATTTTGAGTTGACAAAGTTGTATATGCCACTCTTCTATTTTCTTTAGGTGTAACTTCTGAGTACCAATTATGTAAATAATTTGCAACTTTGGTTGTTTGTAATTTATTGCCAGACAAAACAACATTTCTAGCACTTTCAAGTTTAGAAATTCTCAATGAAGTAGATGCAAATTTCTTAAGTTTATCTAATGCATCAATAGCTTCAATTTGCCAATATCCAGAAGATTTTTCTGTTGTTTTATAAGCAACTCTTTCTAATCTTGCTGCTTCATTATTCTTATTTAAAAAGTTTTGTAAAGCCATGTAAGCATAGCGAAGAGTATTTCTTTCTTCTGCTATTTTAATATTATTTAATTTGCTATATGCATGATGTAAATGATGATGAGCTTCTTTTTCAGGAAGAGCTATAACTTTAACAATATGCTCAGGTCCGCCCATATTTCTAAATGCTGAAACTACTGGATCATCACCAAAATCGGCCATATCTAAAACATGGAAAGGTGAAGACATAGGCATAGAATTACCATCTCCAAGACCAGAAAGTGTGTCTTGAAGCATGCTAAGTAATCCAGTTCCACCAATCAACGGTTTTTTGTCCATAATGTGTTGAATTTTTTTAGGATCGTGAGTCTCGTAAGTTGCTTTAATTTTGTAACCTTTGTCCATTTTATTTGCCCAATCCTAAATTTGATAATTCTTCTTTATCAAAACCTCTATCAGTGAGAGCTGATCTAATTTGTTTGAGTTCTTCTGCAACACCTTTTTTGTCAGCAGGATCCTTGAAATCACCTTGCTTAGTAGTTTTGGTATAATCTTGTAAATCCATTAGGAAACAAGCTCTCATAATCAATTCAGGTGTGGATCTTTTCTCAAAGTTAGGTTTTGAATCATAATCTAAGGCTGCGATTTTTACTGAAGCATTTTTATTAGTCTTTTCTTCAGTGTCATTAATTTGCTCTATAGTCTCTTCAACATCCTTGAGTTTTTTCTCAACTTCTGCTTTATCTTCAACTAATTTAGGAAGATCAACAACATTAGCAGTTTTTTCTGACTTTTCAGGCTTCTCGTCTTTGTCTTTGCCTTGCTCTAATTTTTTGTTATATTCTTTAACAATGTCAACAGCACGTTCAATTGTTTCTTTATTCCAATATTTGAGCTTTGAGATGTATCTAACAATATCGTTCTTTTCGACACCGTGATCAAGCAATTTACCCACTTTACCCATCAAAACACGGAATGGATTGCCTCTAGTTTTCTTTTTCTTTTTGACCTGTGCGGTTTTGGAATTGTTGTACACGTTCTTAGCCTCGGATAAATAAGTTTGTTCAATCTTATTTGCTATATCTGTATAGCTCGGATCCAACTCTTGTGTGATTGGATCTTTTGTTCTTGTTCTGTTATTATTGGACATAAGAAGTGCTTTAGATAATTTATATAATTGATGGCGTATATTATCATCTTGCACTCTGTCTGCTATCAAAGTAACTTCATCAGATAGTTCTTTGAAGTTGTTATTAGCAGCTTTTACTTTTTTCATTAACTGTCTCATTTCATCTTTAGTCACACCTTCAACATTCTCACCGCTTAATGGGATATTATTTATTCCATTGGCAGGATTTGATGCTAAAGGTGGGGCAGTTTGAGACAGTTTATCCATTAATCAATATCGTCAAAGTTTAAGTCAATACTATTATAAATTTCATTGACTGTTTTAGCTCTTGATTGAGCTTTATTATTCATATCGCCTTGAATATTTTTCTTAATTGCCATTCTTTCGATTCTAATCTTCTCTTGATTTGCAATTCTAATTGATTCACGATTGTCCAGAGCAGATGGATCAATCATTCCAAATGTTGAATTAAATTCATTGTCTGAAGATGTTCTTAAGATAGAATGTGCTCTTGAAGAAACTACAGAAGATTGTCTTAAGTTGTTAATTTGCTTATCTTCCCAAGTTTTATGACGAGATGCTTTGGCTTCTCTTGCTCTCTGGGTTTCAATAATTGATTGTTCACTAGTAGAAGCTTGTGAATTTAAAAATTCTTCTGAAATTGCAATCATATCTGGGTTAAAAATGGATGCTGATCTTGAAAGCATAGCATTCATATATTCATCAGATGAAAATGCTTTTAACCCACTAGTGGTTGTTCTTGCGCTTTCACCTTGATCATATTGTGAACCAGCTCTTTTAATAGCACCAAAATCTTGTGAAAGAATTCTATCTTCAAGTGTGGTGTCTCTTAAATCTTGATAGGTTGATGCACCTTGGATCTTTTCCCAAGACTTATTTACAGTGTTTGCTTCTTTTGTGAAACCAATATTTTGTTTAGAAATTGATTGTCTGTTTGCAGTTGAATTTCTCTTTAACTCAGCGTAAGGATCTTCTTCAACTTCAACTTGAGCGCCAATAAATCTCTTTTCCAAAAATGATGGAATATTTTCGATTTCTGATACTTTTCTAAATCTGCTCATGTTTATATTTCCTGCTCTTACTTTTCAAGAATGTCCCAGGGCAGAGCCCTGGGACTATCATCTTGAGGAGTGTAATTTTACTTGTCGTATTTCTTGGTGAAGAGTGCATCAATCCACTCTTGATCACCATAACCGAGTTCATTCTTCCAGTAATCAATAATTCTGGAATAGTCTGCGTCTGAAAGTGTAGCAACTTTGATCATTGAAGAAGCTGCAGCAACCTTTACATTGGTATCAAGGTCAGAAGCAAGAACGTTTTTGATATCGGACAATTTGTCAGCTGCAGGAGCAGATGTTTCGCCTAATCTAGCATTTACATATTCGATTGGGAAGCCTTCTGCAATTGCTTTAGCAGCAAATGCTCTTTTTGCAGCAGATGAGAATGCTTTAGCTTCTTTCATTTCTGATTTGTTGCCAGCATAACCACAAGCTTCACATTCTTTGCCTGCGTACTTACCGCCACAAGCTTCACAAGTTTTGCCCTTAGATGCTTCTTTCTCATCTTCCATCTTTGCAGCAACTTTTTGAACCAATGCTTCTCTGTAAGCTCTTCTTTGGGCAAGCTTCAAATTGGTTTCTTGTTGAGCTTGAACTTGGCGCTCAATTTTGCCAGCCAATCTAACTCTTCTTTCATGGCGAGCAGCAAGGATAGCTTCCTTAAGATCTTCATCACCAGCAGCAATTGCAGCTTCTACTGCTTCAGCTGATAATTGTGATGCATGATTAAAATGGAAAGCTTTCTTTTCAGATTTGGACTTAGGTCCTTTTCTCTTCATTGGGCCTTTTTCATCATCACATTCGCATGGATCGCAATCACAATCTGGGCACTTATCAGAATCTTCATCATCAGAATCAGACTTCTTGCCCTTGCCATTTTCTTCCATCCACTTCTTCAAGCCTTCTGGAAGACCTTTCTTGGCTTCTTTGCTCCAGCCAGCTTTGGAATCCATTGCAGCCTCATGATCTTCATGATCTTCGCCTTGCAATCTATCTACTTCTTCATCACCAATAGCATCAATAAGAGCTTTGAGACCCTTGTTCTCTTTTGGCTCTTTTGCTTCGGCTAATCTTTGGTTAAAGTTGTCCCAGTCAATTCCTTGGAAAACCAAGTCAGAATCAAGAGGATCTTCTTGAAATCTGTTTGGGAAAATTCTATCTGCCATAATTAATTTTTCTCCTCAAGAAAAAATACATTAAGAAAATTTCTAAATTTAATGCTCAAATTCCTTTAATGCATCCATTTATGTTTTTTTACTGAAAATTACTTTCTTGCCCTTCAAAAACAATTTATCTCCAACACCGATGCTTAATTTTTTGAACAATCCTTTATTTGCTTCTACAACAAATACAACATTGTTCGAGTCTGGAGATACAGATTTAGGGTCATCTGCTTCCATATCTTTGATATCAACTATCTTATAATTTTTGTCTAAAAACGCTAAAGATAATGGAAAAGAAACATTCTTATTCCAAAATGAATAACAATCTGGATAATCAAAAGTAAAAAATGCTACTTCATAATCATCCAAAGGTTCAGCATTCATCAAACCTTTAGTACGTAATTTGTCTGTATCTGCTACAAACCTTACATCGAATTCATCACGGAATTCTTTTTTGGTGAGTCAAGAACCAACTTTTTTAAATTTGTTTGATGATGCTTTTACACTTCTAGCTTCTTCAAGATCAAATCTATCTTTTGTTCTTTGCTTTCTGAATTCATTGACATTATCAGTGCTCAAATAATGATCACGTAATGCTAATTTTGCCTTTTCAGTAAGTTCTACAGATCTTCCATAACCAGTAAGTAAACCTGCTGTTTTAAGTGCTAAAAGATCATTGTCAGAAATTTCTGTTGGAACGCCACAAACTTTGCTGTCTTTGTGTAAAGCAACATAACTAGCTGCTGTGACTAATGCATCGGTATTTGCATCAATTGATTTGAGCATATCCAAATATTTTTCACTTAATTTTGCTGCTTCAATTTTCTTTGGAGCTTGTGAAACACCAAGAAGTTGAATTTGAATATCTGAAAGTCCAAGACCTTCCATGGATGGTCCGTCAAATAATTCTGCGTGTAAATCTAAAGAATGAACTGGTTTAATTGGTATTGGCATAATTTTATTCCTTATCTGTTTGGTAATCTATTTTTCCAAGCATTTCCTTCATCAACATTTTTCTGATATGTTTCATCCCAGGAGAATTTGTCATTTAAATCTTCACCACCTGAAATTGCCATAGATGGACTTGATGCTGGATTGCCTGGGTCTACATAAGCTGGTCCTGGAACACTGTCAGGTCCATGTAATTGACCTTCTATATTTTGTCCATCTTGTTCACCACCCAAGTCACGATATTCAGGCACTCTTTTTCTAGGATTGATTTTTTGTCGCCAGAAATCGTTTTGCTTGTATTCTTCTTCTAGTTCATCATATGGAACTAAAGATACATTTGGTGATTGTGTAACAGACTGTTGAGGATAATATTGAGCAATCTTTTCAAACAAACTATCGGCTTTTGAATAATGCCCAGTTTTGTCTAATCTTGAACAGACTTTGATTAATGTTTGAATTGATTTTGCATCCATAATTTGTTCTTGTTAAATAAACCTTAACTTCCCTTTAAAAAGTATGTCCACCGATTCCGTAAAAAGCAGATCCGTCGTAAACTTCCTCTACGCCCTTGTCTTCTTTATTGGTAGGATCTATGTAATCTGCATATGTTGTATCTTTTTGTTTAGGATGCAATTGTTGCTCTGTAGAAACATTTGGATTTATACCTTTGGTTGTATCAGATTGCGGAGCTATGTCTTTTGGAGCATGAACATTTGATTTGCCATCTGGATCAGGATAGGAAAGTAAAGTATCCTTAAGTTCATACTCTTGAAATCCATCATGGTCAGGAGTATTTACTGTCATCAAATCTTGAATATAGCCATCGAAATCTTCACCATGAGTCAAGATAGGAGTTTTGCCAATAGGAGCATATGAAAATTGTTTTTCATCAAACTCATTTCTATCTTCGGGATATTCTTTTGTAATTCTATTTCTTCTAGCTACTTCATAATCTTCAGCTACACGATTTATAGTTTTGTCAGAAATAGCAAAATGTAATCTTTCGGGTTTGTCAGGATCTTTATATTCTTCTCTGTCGTATTTAAAATCTTTGTTATATTTATGACGATCTTCTAAAGCCTTTTCCATAGTCATCATGTGTTCTGCTTTAGGTCTGTAATGTTCTTTGATATATGCTGGGCTATTTTTAATTAAATCAGAAGCGGCATTTTCAAGTGATTTTTTATAATTGTGAAGTTGAGCTCTAAATTTTGCTCTCATTCTTTCCTCAGGTGTCAATTCATAAGGAATTAATTCTTCATAATTTTTGTGTTGAGGAGTAAGTCTCGACTCAATATTCACGTCTCTAGTATCAGGTTCAAAGTGGGTTCTTCTTAATAATTTATCAAAACTAGCATCTTCATCTACATAAAGATTAATTTCATGTCCACCCCTATTTGATCCACCACGACCAACAGGGCTACCACCAGGCTGATAAGGAGAACCATTTCCTCCACCGCCTACACCACCAAATTGAGCTGTTCTGATATTGTTAGACATAATGATTTGTTCTTATTAATTAAAAAATTTACCTTTATCGTCTATTCAGATTAACCATTTTTGATCTTGGCAATCTCACCATAATTTTAGAAGTAAGACATTCATAAGCTACAGCAGCAACAGCATCACAAATGTCATCTTTATATCCAGAAAGAGCTTCAATGTAATATCTTTTGCCTTTCCATTTCTTTTGTAAGAATAAGAATTGAATTTTTGCTTCTTGAATTTCATTTAAAGAAATTAATTTTTTATCTTGATCATAATATTCACCACCAGATAAATCATAAATATCAATTCGATCATCACGAATTAATTGAGATAATTCTGTGTAAATATTTTCTTTATATTCTTTATTGAATTGACGTTCTACAATTGGAATTCTCATAGATTGCAATTTTATGATAGAAGATTGTGAATTCCATTGGTCTATTGAAACTTGTTTAAATCTAAATCTAGCATGCAAATCAATTACATAATCTTCAACTTCATTTTCTTTAACAGGTTGATTTTTAGTTTTAGGGTTCCAAAAATGAATATGATCAATAACTACTCTTTTCAATGGTTTAAAGTCAGGTCCAATTTGCCCATACATATTTTCTGTATGAGCAATTACAAGGGCATAATAGTCAGAAGTACGAGCTGGATCTAAGTGACAGAAATATTCAAAATTACCCTCTGCTCTTTCTTTTCTTTTCACCATAGACATAGAAGAGAACATTCTATCTATGTCATCAGCAACAAACATAGGGTCAGATGAAGAAGCACCAAATTCTGCCCCATATTGCATTTGAAATTCTTGAGGATCTTTTTTCTTTTGACCATCCAACCATTCTTTGTCAATGTTTGGATTTGTAAGCCATGTGGGAAGTCTCATTACAAGAGTGGTAGGATCTTCTTGTCTATTTTCATGCAAATCATAAAGCAACCCAATTGGACCTTTAGGGTTAGAAAGAAGCATCATTTTTCCATCTTTGCCAAATGTAGCAAGAGATGGTTTTAGATCATCATAAAGAGCATAGTCAACGCCAGAATCAGGATTATCTCCAGCCATAGCAGCAACTTCGTCCATAATGATTGACCAACAAGTTAAACCAACAAGACCTGAAGCATTACTAGAACCACATCTAAGAACTAAAGAACCCGCAAAAAGATTGATATTTTGCTCTTTTCTTCTTACATTCTCTTCTCGGTCATGTTCAGTGTAAAATCGCATTTCAAGCTCTGTATCTTTGCCAATATAAGGAGCAAAGAATGGAGAAGCTAAAACCGTTTGCTTAATTTTGGAGAAGATTGCTTTTTTAGCCTGTTCTTCATTACGAGCAACATTGAGAAGAACAATTTCATCAAATTCCATCAAACCATATCTTGCTTGAGGATGACCCATAGAAATTAATCTATAAAGTTCGTAAAGAGCCATAGCAGAAACAAGGAATGATTTTCCAGAACGTCTACCAAGCACCAAGACTAATTCTTCAAACTTGTATCTTTTAGTGCATTTTTCTTTTACTTGCATTCTTAGTTTTGGATCGAACTCTTCAGAATAAAGTAAATCTGATTCACTTTGAAAGCCATCAATAATAGGTCTTGATTCTAATATCTCCACTTGTCTTTCAGCATCGGGGTTTGTAGCTTCATTTTTGGCTATTTTATATCTTTCTTCTCTGACATTACTATCTAATCGTTTGCATTGTAAACATGGAGAATTGACAACATTAAAAATAGTTTTAAATTGTCTTCCTTCAGATCTAGCTTTCAAGAATTCATTTTCATTTTTCTGGATATAATGCCAGACACAACCTTTACAATCATCTTTATTTTCAGATTCATCTATAACCAGATTTGTATTGCCTTCTTGTCCCATATAAAAACACTTTAAGATTAGTTTTTGCCAAGGATAGGGTTTTAGATTACAAAAATATGGATGCTCAATAAAAGTGATAATATCTACGATTTGATCAGGATTAAATCTATCTTTAGGTGGCTTGAGTGGTGGAGCAACTTCTGATCTTGTGGCAGGAGCAATTTCATCAACAAAGTCGTCTGCATATTCAGTATCTTTAAATAATGCAGTGACGGAATTAGCTTGTTGAAGTAGTTGTGTTCGTAATTCTGCTGGAGATTTTGGAACTGGGGTTTGTTTTCTCATTAATTATCTTGCTGAATCTTTTCTCTCAAGGCAACAATTTCTTCTCTGATAATTCTCTTGTCATTTTCAGAGTCCATCTTTTCATGTAACTTAGCAAGAATTTCGAAAATGTTGATATTATAAATACCTTGATTGTCTCTTACTTCTTTGAGATGTAAAATTTTAGAAATTAATTTTTCTACCATTGCTGCTCTTTTAAGTTTCATATCATTGTTTTTAGAGCAGTCAATACCTCTAACATCATCAAGCTCTACAAGTAAGGCAGTGAGAGCAAGATGATGTTCACGGAAAATCCAAGGAGCAATTAATTCTTCCCGTTGTTCGTAATTCTTAAGACCAGAAGTTGAGATTTTTTTGAAATCACAGTGTTGTTCCATGTGAGTATTGATCTGCATCCAGTTCATCTGAGCATCAAAATACTGTTGGAAGAATCTAATTACTGATTGATTTTTACGACCAGAATCAAGATATACGTGTTCTACCAAATCTCTAAAAGGCGAAGTACAAATTGCGCATCGTGGTTCCAAAAATTGAGGATAAGATATATCACTCATATTGTCAGGAGGAAGAGGCATTAAAGGTTTGTCGCCTTCTTTCAAATCCCTGAACATTTTAGATGGCTTTTTTGGCCCTTCATCGGGAACAATTAGTGCATCTACAGTTTCTTTTTTTGATTCCATTTCTTTAGTTATACAAAACAAACAAGCCGCATAAAAGCGGCTTGTTCAATAGTTGTGAGAGTAAATTAGTCTTTGAGGGCTCTTTTCAATCTTTGGTATGGAGAAACTGTATCAGCAGCTTTCACCATATATTCATCAGCAAGTCCGAAATCAACGTAATTTCCACCAATAAACTTGTCGCTTGATGAAGTTGCATTTGATAAATCAACTTCAGCAGATCCCTTCTTCATAGATACGACATATTTAGTTTTTGAAGCAGTTTTAATTTGTGCTTCTTGAGATTGTGCCAAAAGAACATTATTCAACAATGTTTCTTCAATGAAAGGCTTCAAAGATGCGTGAAGATTTCCTCTACCAGTTCTACTTTCTTTAGCAGCCTCTGTAAGTCTTAACCAATAACCTAAGCCCTTTTCATCTGTCTTGACAATAGAATGAGGACCAGTGCAAAGTCTCTTGACGAATTCCTTTGCAGACAATTTAGTTAATGATCTTTCAATAATAGGAGCACAGTCAGAATACTTTGTTGGAACGACAGCAACTTCTACAGCAGTGTTTTGTTCAACTTCTTCAGCAGAATCAAACAACTTAGAAGCAACTCTATTAGCAATGTCCAAATCAAAATTATCAGCTGCAAGCAACTCTACAACTTCAGACTTATCGAAACCTTGATTTTTATATTTTTGAGCTTGACTATTAGCTACAACAATAACGCCATCATGATGTGAACGTAATTCATTGCGCCAGTTGTAAATCATGTCATTTGTGTTGTTTTCAGACACTTCTCTAATCTCCCTTAGATTTTTTGATCCCCACCAATAAAAAGGACTTAATTAAATAATAAAACCTCCAGACGCACTTATAATGTCTTAGAGGTTTTTGTGGAACATATTTATATAATACGAGAAATCAAAAAATATATTCCATTAATCAAAAAGGAAATCTTTACCTAAAATATTTTTCATCTGTTCAAGTGCTTTAGACAATCTTTTTGAAAATGCACCTTGAGTAATTCCAAGCTTTTCAGATGCTTCTTTCTGATCTAATTGATCAAAGAAATATACTTGTATCACTTCTTTGCTTTTGTCATTTAGTTTTTCAAAGGCTTGATGGATACAAATTACATTATCTATTTTGTTGAATGGATCATCATATTGTTCAGTAAATTCTATTTCTTCTACTGACTCTTCTTTTGGAAAATATTTGTCAGAAATATATCGAAATAAATTTATATCAATTCTTGTTGAAAGGAAATACGAAAAATAAGATAGTTTAGGGTCATATTGATCTATAAGCTTGATGAAAACAAATAATGTATCACCCAAAATATCTTCACGATATGGTGAAAGTCTAGGTTCTTTATAAATAATTCTTTTTACTGATGAAATGAATAAAGGTTTGTAAAATTCATACAGTTCATATAAAGCCGAATCATTACCAGCTTTGTATTGGTGAAGTAATTTATTAATTTCGTCGTAGTTCTGATCAGCCATATAAAAATTATACAGATGCCAGTTTTGAAATCAATATAGGAACAGAATGATTGACAGAACCATTTGTGCGTAGGTCAACAATAGAATCAACCACCATAGTTATCATTTTAGAAAACTGAGCTGGACTATATAAGTTTTCTTTGCTTGATTGTATGCGAATTCTTATAGGATTTTGAGCTTTGACAGCGAATGTAGGCTCTTTGTACTCATCATCTAAATACTTGCCTAAAAGATCTCGTAACTCAACAATTTCTTGCACTTTTGACAATGGAAAATCTGTCTTATTAGTTTCTGATATCACAAGCATAAAGTTTAATTGACTTAAGAGAACTAATAAAAATCCTTGCTCACCCATAGAATCAATGAGAAGATCTATCTTTGTCAAGCAATAGTCCATATCTTTATTCATCAGTTTGTCGATAAATTCGAATATGTCGCATTCTTCATTGAAAGAAGCATTGGAAATATCACGCAGAAAGATTTTATCTGTGTAGGAAATGATTTTTTCTAATTCTTTAAATAGGATATCAATGTCGTAGCATAAGATTTCTTTCTTGCTGCCAGATTGCTTTGATTTGATACGTAAAATAGGGCAGATTTCAACAAGATGATTCAAAGTCTCGCCATTAATATTTGCATTGTTTTTCAAGACAAAATTATTGATATGACGCTTTAATGAATTAGAATCACCAAGTAGAGGATAACTACAATCAAAAATCAAGTTATTTTTTTTGGCTTTTGCAATAAGAGATAATCTACCATCAAAACTATCATCCTCATATAAGATGATGTGTTTAATCCCAAGCTTTTCACTCTTTTCTTGAATCAACTTTATGTCTTCATTAGAAATACTTGTATGGATGTAAATGTTATTATTATCGAAGAATTTACTATAACCATTGATAATCTTTTCAACATTATTATCAATACAAAGAATAAGACCAGGGAATTCTTCCTTGATCTTATTCAATGCCAAAGTGGTAGATCCGTAATAAATTCTTGGAAACATATTAATCCATTGGGAACAGTAAATGCTTGAAATTTTCAGCTTCTAACATCAACAAAATAAAATCATTGTGTCTAATAAAGTTCAGTTTGATCTTCTTACTATCAAGCAAATCTAAAGCTCTAATCAAATGGGCAGAAACATAAGATACTGAAAATAATTCATCATTCTCTATATCAATCGTATCTACTACCGCATTCTTTTCATTGCTGTTTCCGGAAATGACAAGCTTATCAATATCTAGATTTAAGCTTATCATATGAGAATTTGCAATGCTAGAAACAAACTTTACTGACTTGACTAATGCATCTTTTTCTATAACAAGAGACAAGAAAAAATTATCACTAAAGAATTGATTAAAGTTTGAGAATATTTTTTCAAAAGTATTCTTCTCAAGATTGCAAAATAATTCTCCGCCATCCCAAGTTAAATAAAGCTTGCTGTTATGAAGAGAGAAAACTACTCCTGATACTTTTTCGACATAATACAAAACAATGTCAGAAATGGTTTTTGAAATTAGATATGATGGCTGTAATTCATACTTCTTGCCAAATACACTAATTCTATGTTTGTCAGAAGATTGAGTATTGATTTTCCCATCTTCAATAAACCAAAGAATAGAAGTGTATGGATGCTCATCAAAATCAGGTGCACAAGAAAATGAAGTCATCTTAATACTGTGGACAAAATCATCAACAGTTATATCTAATGACTCTAAGTTGCTAGAAAAATCTACTGCGAAGTTATCAACAGGAGCAGAAGCCAAAGACACTCTAGTTTTCTTATTGCCAAAGATGAGCAAATTTTCTTCTACATTGTATATAAATTGAATTTCTTCTGTTGGAAAATTATTTACAGCATTATAGAAAGAAGAAATGTCTAATCCAAAAGTGCCATCTTCAGTGGGCTCGACATTCTTGAGTAAAAATTTAGAGCAGCAGAAATTGTTTTCTGATTGCACATAAAGTTTGCCATCAGATGAATGAAATATCAAACTACTCGATGATGTTTTATTTTCACGCATCGACAGTTTAGATTTCTCAATTTTATTAAGTAAGGCAAAACATATGAGATGTTCTGCCTTATTCAATTTAAATTTCAATGTAGTTGCCCTTGGAATTCTACTTTAGTTGTAGGAAGATAGATTTTTATTTCTTTCAAAATGTTAGAAATAAATGTATCCTCATCAGCACAAGAAATCAACATTCCATTCTCATAATAATTCCAAGCACTGACAACTTGTCGTAGAACATCCATTTTATTAATGATTAGTTTAGTGACACCATTCATTTGACAAGCAATAATTACTTCTTGGATGTTTAGCCAGTCGATTTGTCTTGGTCGTCCTGTCGTGGCTCCATACTCTTGACCAATTTCTCTGAGTTGCTCAAATCGCTCGTCATCTTTTTGGTATCCTTTAGCTCCAACATAGGTAGAATAACACTTGATAACCCCGACAACATCCCGTACTTGCTTATAATTGAAACCATTATTTAATACTGCTCCTACACCAGTGTTTGAAGAAGTGACGTAAGGATAATCACCAAAGTCAACATCAAGCCAATATCCTTGAGCACCTTCAGCTAAAAACTTCTTCGGTTCTGAATGAATTAGATCATGCATATTGACAAGATAAGGTGCTAATTCAGGTACATCTTTGGCACGAATTCCTGTACGGGCCACTTTGTCTCTATAACAAGGACCATTTCCAGTGCGTGTAGTTCCAATAGTTGTATCTTTGGAATCTTCTTCAATATGTTCTTGGGTAATTATATGGGCGTTTTCTGCAATCTTTAAAAGCGATGTGTCAAATCCAAATCCTTTAAGATACTCAAGTTCGTCAAATAATTTTTGCGTATTGATAACACAACCATTACCGATGACACTAGGAACACCATGC